TGGTAACTTTTTAATTTCCCTCTTCGTCATCGACTTTCGCCTGGGCTAAACGCATCAGTTTCAAACTGACGTGAGTAGCCATTTTGTTGAGCGCAGCGTCTTCTCCAACAAACAATTGTTTATTGGTATCGTCACAAGGCTCGTCGAAACTCCAACTTTGCACACAAGGAACAAAAAGCTTTCGAGCAAACATAAGAGAATCAATCGTTTGCTTTCCTTTTTGCGTCTTGGTTGCTGCGTTCAATGCCTCAGTCAAAAGCTTTTGGTGAGGCAGAACACAATTAAAGGTTGCTTCTAGGTCCAGGTCTGCGTCATTGAAGTCGATTGTTACTTCGTTTGCTCGCTGGACGTCAAAAATTGAAGGCATGAATTATTACTTATAAATGAGTGAGAAAGCGGCTGCGTCAGTTGCAGAAGAGCCTTGCGTGAGAGCAAAGTCAACAGAAGCGGCTGCGGCTCCATCCTGCTCTGTTCCGCTAATCGAAACGCGAGCGGATGGGATGATGATTTGAACGATGCTGCCTGCGGTGTCGCCAACCTGCACACCAATTGCGATTTGCTCCAATCGGGCAAACTGCTCGAAGCGATAGGCTTGTGCTGGTCGCATAACGAAATCAAAGCTTCCAGTGACGGTTATGTCATTGCTGACATATGCAGCGGCTGGATATTTGTCTCCGGTCATTTCTGCAAGTCCAGGGTCACCAAGATTCTTAGAAACGCTCATTGAGAAGCCAGTGGCTAGAAACTCGTTAGCTGAATCAATCAAGCTTGCAGCTACGGTGTTCTGAGCGGCTAAGTACACTTGAGCGGCACTGGTGGCGATTGGCTCGTAAGTGCTCAGAGTCGCGGCTGGTAAGTGCGGTACTAGGTAGTCAGTCGCGCTGACTGTGAAAGAGTCACCAGAAGCGGCTTGCACTCCAACCGTTGCGGTTGTTGTGCTTGGTGAGCTGATGGTTGCCGCACCTCCGGTGTTCACCTGTGAATCGCTTGAATCGTAAATGTCCACCAGTTGTCCAGCGAAGAAATAATCGGCAGCGACTGCGTTTGAGGCAGGATCTAAGGTGACGGTGGCAGGCGCAGAATCGGTTACTGAAACGTCTGAGCCTGTGGCGTTCACTGGTCCAGAGTAGCGAATTCGGCTTGCTCGGCAATTGGCGGACATGGTGAAGACCCCATCTCTGGTAATGTCTACGCTGAATCCTTCGACAACGGTTCCATTCGCCACATAGAGTTTGTAGGTGTCTACCAACTGCGACACTTGGAAGGTGTCGCTAACTCGGCTGAAGCTATATGTGACTGATGTTGCACCTGAAACCGTCTTAGTTCCAAAGGTCTTGGTCAAGAGTGTATCTTCTGCTGGTTCAGTTCCGGCTGTTCCAGAAGGTTTGACTAGAAAAGGAATGTCAAAAGTCGCTCGCTCGGCATAATTCACGAAACTTCTGTTCTGAAGCAGGCGAGTGCCAACCTCAGAAATATCTGAAGTGTTGAACGTCTGGCTCAGTGCCAAAGGTTCGGTAGTGGTGAATCCGTCACTTGCGGAAACTGCTACATAAGAGCCAGCAGTGGTTTCGGTTGTGATGTACGGTTGACTACTTCTTAGTCGTAGATACCGATCTGGAATCGCCATTGTTCTTCTCCTTTATTCAACATCGTTGTCAATCGTGCGATACAGAACGGTGTACCGCATAGTTGCGATAAAAAACTCACTTTCAGCAGACGCTTGCCGAATCTGCGTGTCAGTGATTGCCGAATCTATTGCCAAATTATTCAAAGTTTGATCGTTCGCCATTGCTTCTTCAACTTCAACCGTGATTGTGTCGAGTGTGCTTTCTGCACTGTTGCCTTTGGCAATGGCTTCAATGGACAAATCAAGTGTTCGTTGTTGCCGGTTTTGAATGCCAATCTCTAGTCGTTGAATGCTTTCTGAATTCGCGTAAATCAGTAGCCCAGGCAAATCACTGGTTGCGATTGGGTAAGTTCTTGAGAGAAAGACATTGCTTCCTGTTGTCGCTAGTCCGGTCAGAACCGTTTGGATTCTCGCTTTGATTTGCGCTCGTTTATGCGCCATTACACACTCAACATGATTTGCGTCATGCCTGTCCCGTCCGGCTGAATCCCTCGAACCGTGTAGCTCACTGCTGAAATGGTCAGAGTGTCACCATGAGCCAAGCCGGAAACGTCAGCGGTTCTTGCCAGTAGTGTTGGTTCTGTGCTTTCGACTTCGCTTTCGTCCAAATCCACTGCAAGAAAGTCATTGTCAAAAATGCCTGTGAAGGTTGAAGTGTCCGCCTTCGTCACAGTCGTTCCGTAGTCTGCCAAAAGTGCTGTTCGATCAGCAGCAGTTTCAACGCTCATTTGACTTTAGGCTTGCGTGCGGTTTTTGTAGTTCGCGTGGTCACTGGTGGCGCTTCTGCTTCGTCTAAGCCTTTGGCTCTGTTTTCGTAAACAACCGCTTTGCCCATGTTAATCAGTTGATTTGCCTCGGTTGGGTCAACGCTAATGACTTGTCCAACTCGAACAGGTCCACCGTTTGCCACCGTGCCTCTGATAATCTGAATCTTCATTGAAATATTCTCTGAAGTCGTTCGTTGTATGTCACGATTCGCCCAGGATTTTGCAACTGGTCCCGTGCTTCGATCCATTTACCTTGTTGATCTTCCTGAACTCTTGTTGGCTTTTTGTCTAAATCCCACTGATGCCAGTAGCGCCTTGCTCCGGTGTAGAAATCGACACCGCAAACATGAATTTCTGAGTAGTCAAAAAAGTCTGCGGTCCAAAGTGCTTCTGGTCCTGAAAGCCGAATGAATGGGACAATTCCACCGTGAATATCTTTGTCTCTTAAATTCTTTGGGTCATGGTGCACAATTGCTGGCGTATCGTACTCTTGAAGGTGTTTCACCATTCTCACATCATGCGCGTAGCACCAGGCAAGTTCCCCAAGAAAAAGTAAGCCGTGATTATTAACTCCGGCTAAGTCGTAATCTTTTGAACCTATCCGCGCCTTGGCTTTCGCTAGGTCTGAAGGCGCAGAAGGTCCGCCACAAAGTAAGATACAAGGTCGAGCAGCACCCCAACCTTGTAACTCATCTAGCTGATACACTTAGGCAACGGTCACATCCTGTGCTGCCGCGAAGCTTTCAGCGTGAGCAACCGCAATATCCATATCTTGATAAAAATATAGATTTGTCGTTGCTGTTCCGGCTGAACCGTATGGGTCGACCAGTACGTCGAGTGCTGAGAAGAAGCCAACGTAAAGGTCAGCAAAGTTCCCAAAAATCAGTGAGTACGGTGAACTTGAAGGCGCTTGGGTTGTCTGGACAACCGGATAACCCATCATGCTGTCAGGCCCAGACATAATCATTCGACTGTCTGTGCTAGCAGCCACCAAGGTTTGCATCAGCTTGCCGACAACTGCCGGATGAGTTACCCATCGCAAATTACCAAGCAGAGCGTTGTCTTGTGAAACCTCGGTCATAATATCGACCACGTTTCCGTAGGTCAGATTGGCGTTGCCGCTTGTTCCGCCAGAGGAAACGTCACCGATTCCAGAAGTTCCAAGGATTCCGGTAGGCTCGTTTGAACCGCCACCTTTGAGAGCAACGTTGTCGATTTTGGCTGCGAAGATTCGAACCATGTTGTTACGAATCAACTGCTCCACACTTGGGTCAGACTGAATCATCAACTCGCGAGTCACGGCTACTTTGTTTGCCAGAAGCTTTGGCGTCATGGTGACTTGTGCGAAATCAGGCTCGTTGTTTCCAACTGAACCACCTTCTGCAATGAATGCCGCTGCGGTGCTGGTTGAAATCTTGGGGATCGCAACATTTCCTTGCAGTCCGTTCAAAACGGTTGCGCCTACTTGGCCCAAAATACTGGTTGAAATCAAAGCGTCGATAAAGCGATCACCTCGGTAGTCTTCCGGCACAATGTTTGAGCCTGCGCCAAAGGTCGCTCCGGCTGCTGTTGATACCGTTCGAGTCTGCCATCCCCAATCCGGCACAAAAAAGCCTTTTGGTTGGCGCTTTTGTGTCTTCGCTAGTTCCTGGCTAATTTCCATTTCAAAACCAGCTTTTGACCAATCCTTCTGGTCTGCGGCTCGGATTGCTCTTACCAAGCTGTAGTTGCGCTTTTCTTTCGGTGTGGCGTCAACGCTGAAGTCGATTGGCTTGCTGGTCTTCTTCTCCAGCAGCATGGCTTGAAATTCAGCTAGTGACTTCTCTTCCTGCAATGCTCGGAAAGCCAAGTCGTATTCGTTGTGCCGCTTGCCAAGTTCGAGAATCTGAGAAGATTGGTTGCGGTACTCTTTCAGTTGGTCTTCTTGCCGTACTTGAACTTCCGGCTCTTTAACTACTTCAGCTTGCATAGGTTCTCCTTTGATTGCTGAGTTGTTATCATCACCGGAAGCTTCCGGCTTGTATGCTCTGCCCACTCCAACAGAAGAATCGGCAGGTATGGAAACCATTGAAACCTCCAATGGCTTAAAAGAACTCACCCGATAAAGCGGCTTATCCTTGTAACCGTTCTCGTCTTTGTTCATGGCTTGAATCTGGTATCCGATTGAGACGTTGCCTCGAATGCCGTCAACAACGTCACGGTAGACTTCTTCCGCCATTGCGGACTTGCTAAATCTTACTTGCGCTCTGAGTTTGTCTTTATCGACGTAGGCTCTTTCGACAACTCCAATTTGCTGTCTGGCGTCATGGTCGAGCAGAAGTGGTGCTTTGCCGCTGGACATGAATTCCATGTCTACGCTTCCGGCATTGTGTTCGAGAACTTCATAGCCGAATTCACGTTCAACCGGATTTGTTGAACTAATCGACATCATCACTCGACGGTCAGACTCGTCATCCATCATCCGAACGCTTCCGGTGCGGTATTGCGTTTGAACTGGTAAGTCTCTTGTCTCGACTTCTTCCGCTTCTCGCTCTTCCGGCTCTTCTGCGACTTCTTGAGCCTTGGCAAACGCCACTATGTACTCGTCATTCGTTTCTTCAACGTCAATGACATGCCGCTCGGTCATGCTAGTTAAATCCATAACTCTCTCGCTTTGATTCACGATTTTTTCACTCCAACTTTTGCCAGCATCCCCACCCCATAGCGCCCAAGCAATTCTGCCGTTTGATGGATAACCTTTTTCTCCTGGTCGAAATCCTTCGGCTTTTTTGTCAACTTCATGGCGAGCAAAAAAAGACTTCATCCGCTTGACGGTTGCCAGTGGTAAACTCTTGCCGTTTGAAATGTCTCTGGCTCTTGCGATTCCGACACTGGTTCCACCTCGCCCAAATTCTTTTCTCCACTCCAAACCTCGGTTGGCTTCTTCGACCATGCCGCTGGTTGGCTTGTAAGAATCCGCCACTATTCAACCTCTGGCTCAACAGGACCATGAGGCGAACCTAAAGGCTCAAAGGCTAGGCTGATTCCGTAGCGTTCCGCCATCAGCTTGTCGTTCTGCATTTGCTGGAAGACTTCCTCAACATCACGCCCGTATTGTCTGGCAACGTCATTCAGTGACTTGAACCCATTTCTAACTGCTTCGACTTCGGCTCGAATCTCTTTTGCTGGGTCCACCCAAGAAAAGCCTCTGCCTCGGAATTCCAAGGTGTTTGAAAACTTATCGTATCTGGTAATCGGAATGGGAATTGAGCCGGAAGTCATTGCCATTTTCAGCCACTCTTGGCAGATTGGCTCGCACAAGTGCTGAATCAAGAAACTTTGCAGTTGTCTGTAGAGGTCGCGTTCTTCGAGTGCGCCTTGCCGGATGGATGAATAGCTGACGCCTTCGAGGTTGTTTGACAGGCTGGTGTAAGAAATGCCAAGCCCACTGGCAATGCCTCGAAGGATGCCTTTGTGAAATTCAGCGTAGGCACTGGTTGGATGGCTAGGATTCCACTCTTGAAACTGCATTCCAGCCGGAAGCTGCTGAATTGAACCAGGTTCGCCAGACATGATTTGGTTGCCGTCCGCTGCCTCGTCCCCAATGAAACCCTCACCGTCAGGACTTACCAGAAACCCCATTTTTGCGGCTGCGGTTCGAGCTGCAATCAGTTCGGCTTCTTCATAGCCGCTGAGAATCCTCATTCTCGTCATGGCACTGGCAAACCAAGAAACGCCTCTCGTTTGTTGCGCTCTGTCCGGTAGGTAAATGTGCAGAATATCGGAAGCGTCAACTCTGGTGCGTTTGTCTGAACGCCTTTGTCCAAAGGTGTCGAATGGGTGGCCTTGTCCAAGCTTAAGATAATAAGCCACTGGTGCGTCGAACTCGTCCAACTCAACGCCCATCACCACTCTTCGGCCTTTTGGCTCAGTGGTGAAATATTCTTCGTCTAAAAAATCCGGCTCAAGAATCTGCAACGCTAGCCCATCCGTCCACTTCTTGCCTCGAACAAAGCGAATCAGAATTTCGCCATCTCTAGCGAGTCCCTGAACAACCAGCCTTTGAATATCTAGCCAGGAATGCTTGCGGCTTGCGGAACAACGTTTGCCCCATCGCTTCCAAGCTCGCTCAATGATTTCATTGCCAGCAGCGTCAAGTTGCCCAACATTCGGCTCATTCAGATTTCTGGCGCGAGACTGAAGTTGGAAGCCATGCTCACCAACGACATTGCTCGACATGAGTTGAAGATAACGTCTGGCGTAATCGTCATTGCGGCAAAGTTCTCTTGCTCTGTCTCTGATTCTGCGAAGGCTATATTGCAGCTCGGCATCTGCTGAAGTGGTTGAGCCGATAAAGTCCGCTAGGAATCTCGAACCTGCCGCGCCATCGTATCTTCGTTTTTTCTGCTTTGGGCTTGGGTTCTCTGGTGCTTGTCTGTGGACTCTATCCGTCAGCCACCACATTGCCTCTTGAATCATCCTGCCCTCCTGAACTCGACTTTAACGAGATTGCCAGGACGTTTGCCTGCTCTTGCTCTAGCTTGCTGATTTTCTTTAGTAAC